AGTAAATATGAGAAGGGTAACAAATAGATTAGAAAATCCAGATGAATACTTCCTTTTCCTAGCTCATGTATTAGCAATTAGAGCTACATGTTCTAGAAGACGTGTGGGATGTCTCTTGGTTAACGCTAAGAGACACGTTAAAGCCACTGGATATAATGGGGTGGGTTCTGGAAAGGCTCATTGTATTCAAGCCCCTTGTTTGGGGGCAGATGCACCCTCTGGGACTCTGTTAGAGTATTGTATGTCTACTCATGCCGAAATAAATGCGTTGGATCAGTTAGAGGCAGAAGTAACGGGTGAATTAACTGCTTATATAACAGTTACACCATGTTTTCCGTGTGCAGATGAACTAATAAAAGATGGTCGAGTTAAAACTATTGTTACATCATCAATTTATACGGATAATTCTGGACTAGATTCTTTAAAATCAAATGGTATTATACATAGAGTGGTAGAAATAGATGGAGATCAAATATTCAACGAATTTTTAAGAGGTATTAAATAATATTATGGCTACAGTATCACAATCAATGTCGGCAACGTTTAAGATGCCTGACGGACAATGGGCAAAAATTGTAATTGATATCAATGGTATCGATACGGAACAAGAAGTAGAAATGCAAATTAGAGAAGCTAATAGTGCTCTTGATCAAGTTTATGGTACGATAAAGAATAGACTTGAAATGCAGGTACGAGAGGCTTTAGATACGGCTGTTGATGCTATTAGAGAGGTAGCCTAATATGCCCCCAAAGAAGACAATGAAAACAAAGGGAGAGCATAAAGCTACAATTGACGAGTTAATAAAAAAGCATGAAGGTGTTCTAGACTACGGAAATAGTGATACTTTTGTGTATGATCGGATTGCCTTTGATATTCCAGCCCTTGATAAAATGCTTGGAGGGGGAATTCCTACCAAGAGGTTAAGTATATTTGCTGGTGCCTCAAATGCAGGTAAGTCCTATCTAGCCATGCAAGCGGTTGTACAAATACAGAAAGCTGGTGGTACTGCTGTTTGGATTGATGCTGAAATGTCTTGGGATGGTTCATGGGCTGAGAAGTGTGGCATTGATACAACTAAAATTTTAGTACTTCAACCAGAATCAGGGGAGAAAGCCTTTGATATGATGGAAAGTCTTATGAAAGACCAAGTAGATTTGATTGTATTAGATAGTATTGCAGGCTTAGTACCAGGGGCTATTCAAGCAGAAGATTATGATCATAATCCTATGGCTTGGCAAGCACGGTTCTTTAACCGTTCTCTACCCCGTCTTATCCCCCATCTTAAACATGGTACATCAGTAATTTTTATTAATCAAATGAGGGCGGGTATCGGCCCCATTGATTTCTTACAACGTATGCCTGGTGGACAAGGACAAGGTTTCTATGCCCACCTAGTACTAGAAGTAAGACGCCAAGGTTGGATTACTGAGAAAGATGTTAAGGTTGGTTTTGATGTACAGATTCGTAACCGTAAGGCTAAGATTGATAGTGTACATCAGGGAGATTGTATTGTACCCTTTAAATTTGGGGGTGGTTTTGATATAATTGAAACCTTTATTCGAGAAGCAATACAACATGATTTTATTACGAAGGGGGGTGCATGGTATTCTCTCCCTGGAACGGATAAAAATTTCCAAGGTATGGGTAGTGTAAAAGAATATTATTTAGAAAATCCCGATGAATTTACTAAATTAACAAACATGGTTAATAAAATAGATAACTCGATGGCTGAACTTCTCCCAAATTCTTCAGAAATGTCTTCTAGGTTAAGTGTTGGTGATACAGTATTACATAATACATTAGAGATCGAATGAAAATAATTAAGGGAAATCTTTGGGATAAGTGGGATGATGGGTATTATATTGGCGTCACCACTAATTGTGAACGTAATAAGAATGGTGACGCCATCATGGGGGCTGGAATTGCAAAAGAGCTTAAAAAAAGAGTTCCTACTCTTCCATATGAACTGGGACATTATAAAGAAGATTTATCTACCCTAGCCGTATGGAATGAACATAAAATTATTACTATACCTACTAAATATGAGTGGAGAAAACCCAGTGATATTAAGTTAATTACAAACTCTTGCTACGATCTAAATGCATTGATGTTTGTAATTCAAGAAGATATATATTTACCCAAATTAGGGTGCGGTAAAGGACAATTAAAGTGGGAAGATGTTAAACCTATCATGGAAAAATATTTAATAGATGATAGATTTATTGTGGTGGAATATAGTGCCCCATAGTGACTATACTAAACAAGAACTTATAGTGGGTAAATGTCTTGATGAAATAGGATTACGATATCATGAACAAAGACAAATAGGAAAATACTATGTAGACTTCTTAGTAGAAGATACTATTGTTGTAGAAGCCGATGGAATTTTTGGTCATTATACTAAGGCTGATCAGGATCGGGATGAAGCCCTCCTTGAGTTGGGGGTAGAACAAATCTTTCATATTAAAGGACAAACTAAGAAAGAAATTTATCGAGAGTTGCAAGAATTTTTATGCCAGAATCCAACTTAATGAAATTGCTATCTAAGGACTATACAGATATTACTAAGACGGCAATACCCAAGGGAAAAAGTAGATATGCACAAGATAAGGGACTCCTATGGTTTAAAAATCAGCTTGATGAGGGAATATATAATACTGCAAACATTAATCCACATATATCTAGTGGAATACAATCCTTTTACTGTTCCGCCATAGGAAATTCTTGTGATCGTTATTTATACCTCCATTGGAATAGATTACTACCTAGAGAAGATATAGATGGGGGAAAACAACGTATTTTCGATCATGGAAATGCAACAGAAGAGAGGTTTACTAAGTACTTTGAAAATGGTATAATGTATGTAGATCGTGAAGTTAAAGCAACAAATGAATATCCTCCTATTAGTGGACGTGCTGACTTTCTCCTTACGTCTGCTAAAGCTGGAGTAAAACGCTTTATTGTAGAATTAAAAACAATTAATAGTCGGGGCTTTGATGGGCTACAAGTCCCTAAAGTAGATCATGAAATTCAACTTCAATCATATTTAAATATGTTGGATATACCTTTTGGTATAGTAGTATATGAAAATAAAGATAATCAAAAGATGAAATTCTTTCAAGTTGATAAAGACCCCCAAGCTTGGAAAGTAGTATTAGATAGATTGGAGTATATTATAAATATGGAAACTGTTCCAACCTTATCTTCAGTAGATGGCCCCGACCATCCATCTTGGTGTAATTGTAGGGATGTTTTAGATGAGTAAATTTACCGATGATGTGGCGAATAAAACTGAATACTTTATAGATAGATTGGAAATACCCGAATTCTCCATTGAGAATCTTCATCGAGAAATAATTCTTCTTGAGAATTTACAGACTTTAACTAACCGAGAATTAGAGGAACAGTTATCTGTTTTTGGGGGGTATAAGAGTTATTTAGAGGCTCAATTAGGACAGGTAGAGTCTAGAAGGGGGGCTATTGAAGCTTCTTATAATGCTGGACTAGATCAGGAAATGTTTATTACTGAGAAGGCTTATTTAACGAAGGGTTTGAAGAAGCCTAATAAAGAGTCCTTAAAAGGAGAATCTTTAGTGGAAAATAAAGCCTTAAATGAACTACGAAAAGGATTAATTGAAACTGAAGCCTTAGCTACGAGGATAAAAGGCTTACGGGATGCCTATGTATCGCAATATGCAACGGTTAGTAGAGTAATAGCGTTAAGAGCAACAGTACCAGACCAAGTATAAAAATAATGGGTTTAAAATGAGATTTACAATAGGGGTAGATGTGGGAAAGTTTTCGTTATTTTTATCTGTACTAGATGAAAAATCAAATATATATCTACAACACGAAATAAATAATAACGAAAAAAAGGATATAGAGCGAGGCCATCAAATGATGCTTGCGGTTGAGGATTGGCTTATTGAATTCCTTGACACACAAGAAATTACAGCAGATGATGTTACACTAGCAATTGAAGAGCCTTTGTATTTAAATAATATCAAGGTATCTTTTGCCTTAGATCGTTCAGTGATAGCTTGTGAAATGGGAGCCTTAAATGTTGGGGTTCATTGCTTTAGTTATGCCAACACTACGTGGAAGAAATCAGTCCTTGGTAGAGGGAATGCTAGTAAGGAAGATATAGCAAAATGGGCTGAGGTTAAATGGAAGAAACACTCTTTTGGTGTACAAGATTTCAAAGATGCTGCTTGTTTAGCTCTTCATCAACATATACTTCTATACGGAGGAGTGCCCCAAGTTATTCCAAAGATTAAAGTACCAACCCTTAAAAAAGAAAAACTAGCCCTCATAAAGAAAAAGAAAGGGGTAAAATAAATGATTAGACCCTTTTGTATAAAAGAATTACACACAAGATGTAGACATAACACCTATGATTGTGAATGTCTTTGTCATAAGGAGAATGGTAGTGGTATTCCCCTAGATAATGATAAACCGTCACCCTTATTAGAAAGGATATACGAACCACTAGTAGAAAAATAAGAATATCAGAAAAATGCGAGGAAAAACTAATGAGTAGTAAAGAGATTAAAATAGAAGAAAGAAAATGTTGGTACACTCCAGATAAGATGTGTCATTGCGCTCAAGATCAAGAGTGCCTTGAACTAGTCTTTGCTAATGCAAAGCTTCTCTACTGTAATGATAAAGAATGTAAGTGGAATATTGCTCTTCCTTATAAGTATGAAGTATACCGGGGTAGAGGGCATAAGCCGTTTGCAGATGATTACTTCACCGGTGTCTGTGGAAGGGGTGATGTTGGAATGTCTAGACAAGTAATACGTTCCAGTATTAAAGTAACAGAAGCACAAAAATTTACTTCCTGTCGAGTAAGGGCTGACCGTAAAACAACTACTCCCCATATGCCTGATCCTGATAAGATTGAACACCATGTATATGATGATCCAACCGATTCAGATTTTAATTCAGGTGCTTACGGAATTAGATAATGGATAAATATTTTGATATCCCTGCTGAAGAAAGTAAATATTTACTAGAAGTTGTATTTGCCGATGACTGTATATTTATTATTGACACCTTAAATGAGGATGATAAAGATAGTTGGGAAGTGATTATGCCTGGGGGCATACAAATAAAATGCCCTCATGGACTTATGTTTAATTCAGATCAGGAACTTTCCGAGGATGAATGAAAAAACCTTTAACTGCCAAGGAAAGATATACTAAAATATTATCGGAAATAGAAATATTTAAAGCTGCGGTTAAAGAACATGATGGATTAGTGGTTCACGAGGAAGTCCATTGGAAAATATCTAGAGCCGTAAGCGAAGGATTAAAAGCTAAGTTAGAAGAGTTACAAGACGAAGCTATTTTATATGAGAAAAAACATGGCCTTTGAACCAGGGATTAAATTACGGGCGATTGAGCTTTACTTAGAATTGCATTCTGTACCAAAAGTACATGAAAAAATATGTAGAGAATATCGTCCTGTTTTAGGGGGAGATGGACTCCCATCAAAAATTACTGTCCGTAAATGGATAGAGAAAAATGATCTTCCAGAAGTCGTTAAAAATATGGAAATAGACGTTATTGCTAGAACACGTAGTCGAGAAATTGAAGACCACATAGCAAAAAAAGAACGCGATGAAGCCCTGTTAAATAAAGTTCGTGATAAAGCGGCTGAAGAACTGGAGCAAATGGAGTATACTTCCGCAATGGAAGCAACCAAGGCTATTGATATGGCAATCAATTCTTCCCGTAAAATTACGGATCAAACAATAAATCTACAATTTATTACCGATGTACTAGATGCTATTACGGCAACTATTACGGATGAAGAGATGAGACATAAACTTGGGATTGAACTTCGAAGAATATTTCAGAAATATTCTACTTCATAAAATGCTTCCATCTTAGCCCAATTTGTGGTAAAATATATATATTGACTGACATACTATGTTAGTCAATATAGTTTTTCAGATATAGTTCATAAGTTAAATATAATGTGTTGTTTACATGCCTAATATAAAAGAAATGCGGCTAAGGGAGGCTTTAGAACAGCTTTCGACTAATCTAATTGATGAACAAAGCGTTCATATCGGAACATTTTACGAATTTATACGTGATATATGGTCACAAGGATTTGACAAACCTGAGCATTTTTCTTTATGGCATGTGCAAAAAATATGTCATGATGTAGAAGAATGTATGGAAACAGGACAGCATTATGTTGCCGTACTCCCTAGAGGTCACTACAAGAGTACTATTCTAGGGCACGGCTTTGCCGTGTGGAGACTGTTAAAGGCTACAAAAGATACTGAAATAGTCTATGTCAGTTTCACAGAAAAAATGACACGGTATCACATTTCAGAAATGAAGAAAGAGATTAGAAATAATCCTGTTCTTTATGATTTAATGCAAGATCGATCACAAGACGCTGATGGAGTTTTTAAATATCTAGTTAATGGCATCCACGTCGAGATTGTACCAGCAGGCTTGTTTAACTTTAAGAGAGGTATGCACGTCGATGGTGGTTTAATTGCAGATGATATATTAAGAGACGCCGAAAACCCTCTTAATACGGGAGAATTAGAAAAAGCAAAGGAGTTCTTCTTAAAAGAAACAATGCTTGTCCCTAATCCTGGTGCGCCCATTATTGTTATGGGTACCCCAATGGATACTAATGATTTATTAGCAGAAATTCAAAATGATGATGCTTTTAATAGTTGTGTGTTACCCGTCTTTAATCCAACCCCTGATAGAGAAGTATTAGCCCCAGAAATACGTAGTAAAGAATGGTTAGAAAATTATCAAGCTGAAAGGCCTAGAATTTTCTCAGCCGAGTTCATGTTGAACCCTGTTGCTACAGTCAATGCCTTCTTAAATATTGAAGAAATTCAGGCCGTGGAATTTGAAGAATTAAAATCATTAGACCCTTATGTTTTCCACGACAACTTAGATAGTGATTTAACTGTTGCTGGATTTGATATTGGAAAGAAACGTCACCCATCACATTTATGTGTATTTACGAGTAAAGTCGATGGTACTGCTATTGTAGAGATCAATACTACTTTCTTAGATGGTATGGATTTTACTAGACAAGTACACTTTTTAAATACGGTTGCCGATAATTTTGATATTGATAAAGGCTTCTTTGATAATACTATCCCGATGATTGAAGAAGTGGGCGAATTAAACCCTATTTGGGAACCTATTATTTTTACCCCTAAACAACGTAGAGCTATGGCAACAAAATTTGAAGAATATGTGAATCAAGGAAAGATCAAATTAATTGTTGATCATCGCCAGCGTTCTCAGATTGTATGTGTTGATAACACCTTATCAGCAGCAGTAACTCCAGCAGGGCATGGTGATGCTTTCTGGTCAATTGCTCTGGCTGTTTACGCACATGTAGACTCAATGAGAGGTAATACTCAGGATATAGGTAATCTATTAGATATGGCAACAATGGGAGAGGATAACTCTGTTGGGGATGTCCTTACTTTTAAGGCTGAGCCTATAAAATTAGAAGAAGGGGATAAACGTGTCCTAGTATGCCCAGACTGTCAGCATATTGAGGGGTGGATATTTGAACGTCAAAAATGTTTAATATGCCATGAAGAAAAACAAGAGAAAGCGCAATTGAAAGCAAGTATGGAATGGATAAAAGCCACCGTGGACTATCCTGAAGAAAAATCTAAAATCATAAAAATTGATCAACATAATATAGGAGAGCTTAATGGAGTATAATCTAGCCGCCAAACGAATGACACCTAATATTCTCACAATCTTAGAGGATAGATACCTTATGAAGAATAAGGAAGGTAATATAGTAGAAACCCCAGATCAGATGTATTTAAGAGTAGCAAATCATATAGCTGATGGCAAAGAAGAATTAGTATATATGTATTATCGTATGATGGCTAGTGGTGAGTTCCACCCCAATTCTCCTACTTTAGTAAATGCTGGTGCAAATAAAGGCTGTCTAAGTGCTTGTTTTGTACGTAGCCCCGAAGATGATATGGTAGATATCATGAATGTTGTTAGCGATGTAGTAATGATTGAAAAATCTGGAGGTGGTATAGGTATAGGCGTAAGTAAAATTCGCCCTAAAGGAGCCGCTGTTAATGGCCCTCATGGTGAAGCTCTTGGGCCAGTAAATGTTCTTCGAATGATTTCCTTTAATGCTTCGATAATTACTCAAGGGAGTTTTAGGCGTGGGGCACATATGGGTCAATTGAGTATTTCTCATGCTGATATACAGGATTTTATTCATTGTAAGGATACTTTTAAGGATTTACAGAACTTCAATATATCCGTACAAATTACTGATGCCTTCATGGAAGCTGTACTTGCGGATGAACCGTGGTTTCTATTTGACCCACATACTGGTGAAGGTGTAAAATCTATGCCAGCTAAAGAGTTATGGAATGAGATATGCGAGTCAGCCTATACTACAGGTGACCCTGGTATTGCCTTTATAGACCGAGTTTTGGAAACACAACCAAATCCTCAACTTGGTGATATAATGACCAGTAATCCTTGTGGTGAGGAGTATTTGGAGGATGGTAATAGCTGTTGCTTAGGTTCTATTAATTTATCTAAGTTTGTTGTTAATGGTCAATGGGATTATGTTGCTTTAGATAGTGTAGTCCATGACTCTGTTAATTTTCTCAATGGGGTTATTGATGTAAATACTTTCCCTCTACAATCTTTACGAGATATTAATCTTGCCACCAGGCGTATTGGATTGGGTATCATGGGATGGGCCGATGCTTTGATTTCTTTGGGAATTTCTTATGATTCGGAAGAAGCTGTCGAAGAAGCCCGAAAAATTGGGTCAGCTATTAGTACTAGTGCTTGGGACGCTTCTGCCGATTTAGCAGCTAAAGAAGGCCCATTCCCTGAGTGGTCTAATTCAGCTTTTAATGTTCACGGCGCACGTCCAGTACGAAATTCGTCAGTAATTACTATCGCTCCTACGGGTACTATTAGTAGACTGGCTGATTGCTCGTCAGGTATTGAGCCTTTATTTGACCTCGTTTGGGAATCTAATATTCTTTGGAAAGATGATGTTGGAGATCGCACAACTAAAATGCTTGATTGCGCCAAAGGACTTAGAGAAGAATTAACTAAATATTATGATAATACGGATTCTTCTGTTGATTTATTAGAACAGCATAAACATAATCCAGTAGAACTTTTAAAGGCATTAGGGTTAAAACAGCATATTTACCAAACGGCCTTGAATATTTCCCCTGATGCACATTTAAAAATGCAAGCAGCATGGCAGGAAAATACTTCTAATGCTGTCTCAAAGACTATTAATGCTCCTAATGATATTACAGCAGAAGAAATTAGTGCTATTTATATGCAAGCATGGGAACTTGGATGTAAAGGTGTGACGGTATATCGTTCCGGTACTAGAGAATTAGAAGTATTAGCCCCAATTGAGAAAAATCTAGATGAAATATTAAGAGAGGTTGAAGAACCTCTAGAAAACATGTCTGATTGGGGTATTAAGGAAGGGGTAATCCCTGAAGCTGGTAATATAGGAAGACCCGATGATCTCCAAGGTATTTCGTCAAAATGGGCTACTGGTCATGGCAGCTTACTAGTCACTACTAATTGGAATGGAAAACCTCATGAAGTTATTGCAAATGGTGGAAAAGCAGGCGGTTGTGATGCAGCCTTTTTAGAGACTATCGCTAGATTAGTTTCTTTAGGCTTACAAAAAGGAATATCGTATGAAGATATTGCGTATCAATTGAATGGTATTACTTGTTGCCCAGCTTGGCATAAGGGACAATTAATTCTCTCTCCTTCTGATGCTATTGCTAAAAGTATGAACAAGAATTTTTCCAAAGTGAAAAAAATGGGGGAAACGGAAACTAGCCTTGGGACTAAAGAACGTATGATTACTACAGAAATGGGCATTAAAAAATGTACTTCCTGTAATGGCCGAATAATTATTGAAAATGGTTGTCCTACGTGTCAATCATGTGGTTTAGGAAAATGTGATTAAAAATTGCATCTTACTACTAAAAAGATGTATAATAGAAGGGTAAAGAGAAAAGTTTTACGAAAAGGTGAAGAAAATGAGTTCAGATTATGGGCAAATTGGCTCTAGTTTACGTCAAAGGGAAGTACAATATACCGCAAATCGAGACGATTATGGTATTTGGCGAATTTTAGACACATGGCATAAAGAAATGTCTGCTATGACACTAACTGATGAGTTAGATATTCCAGACGATTCGGATGCCGTTTTAGTTATTAAAGAAGGCCAATTTCTTGCTTTAATGCGAGAAGTTGAACAGCAAGATTATATGCCTGAAGACAAAGCAGAAAATAATCTGTTTGAAATTGCATCGGAAGGAAATGAGCCAAGTACTAGTACTAGTAGTAGTATTGACCAAGAGTTAGAAATTCAAGCCTTAAGGGATGAAAGAGATACATTGTTAGAAATTGTATCTACCCTTCGAGGACAACAAAATGCTATTAGTACTAATACATTCAAACATGAAAGAGCTATGAAAGTTCTTGAAAGTATTGAAACTATGAGTAATAAAGGCAATTTAGATATAGATATTGCTACTCTCCTTAAAACAATCATAGCAGACTAACTAGATTAGAAAAAATGGGTTATTGAATGAAATTACGAGATTATCTACCAGAACTTCCAGGGGTTCTTAAACAACAAACACAACTAAATCAGTTGTTTAATACAATGTCGTTAATGAAAGAGTCTGGAGACGCAGAAACTTATCGTTCCCCTACACTTGGTTTAGACTTACTCTATGGTGGTTATGTTAGCCAACAGCTACAATATCGTCAACAGCAAGTTTTCCAGCTTATTGAGTTCGCTAAGAACACTGAAGAAATACGTGGGCCAATTAATCATATTATCAATGAGGTTTTCCGTCGAGGGATCGAATGGAAACCAAAATTTGCCATTAAATGTACTCTCTGTCACGCAGAATACATGGAAGAAGTTCAAGAATGTGCACAATGTGCTGTAACCTTACCAGAACGGCAAAGAGAGGCTATGGCTAAGGGCGAAGATGTTGAAGAAGGAATATTAGAGAAACCTAGACCAGATCAAAAGTTAAATTTTGATAAGTTTATGTCGGACTCAAACGTCTTTGATATGTCCTTTGAGGCCGTATTACGCGCTCTTTGGTTTGATATAAATTCTCTTGATGATATGTTTTTACATATTGTTAAAGAATACATTGAAGGGCCAGACGGTACTGTAAGGTCTAAACCTATTGAACTTAGACGCTTAAATCCAGCTTATATGGAATGGGATTTAAATCCTGAAGGATTACCTAAGAATTCTCATTGGCTTTGTTATATACATAGAGAGATTGCGCCTGCTGATGACCCTGGAACGTGTGAAACATGTGATAGACCGTTAGTAGCTGCTATGTATAAGTATAATTATCGGGCACACCCCCTTTATTTATTAGATTCAGAAGTTGTTCATGCCAGTAAATTTTATCATTCAGAAACATATGGTTATAGCCCTCTTCTAACGTTAATGCACAAGATTTTAACCATAAGAGGAATGGATTTAAACGTTTATAGATATTTCTTTGAGCGTCGAATGCCTGCTTCTATGTTGATGGTTTTCACGGATGATCCTGAATCTCTCCGAAGAGAAAGGGATAATATCGCTGCGAAGATGAGATATGATCCAAACTACATCCCAATGGTGGCTGTAGGGACAAAGAATGGCCGTGGTAAGGTTGAAATGGTACGCCTTTTCCATACGTTACAAGAAATGGATTATCTTCCAGTTAGAGAAGAGATTCGTGAAAGAATAGCGGCTATGTGGGGTGTTACTCCTGCTTGGCAGGGTTCTCCAGATGCTTACGGTGGAATGTCTTCTCAGACTCAGCAATTAACGGTTATGTCTAGAGTAGTAGAATCCGATCAACGTATTCTACAAGAAAAAGTATTTCCACCTCTGTTAGAGGCTTTTGGTATCACTGATTGGGTATTAGAATTACAACAACCAGAAGAAAAGGCAGAAGCAACCAGAATCGCTTTTGCTCAACAGAGAGCATCTATTGCAAATATGGCCTTACAAATGGGCTTTGATATTGAGATTAAGGCAAACGGAAAAATGGGGATCGATAATATCGATTTCGTGGTTTCAGGTAAGGCTCTTAATCCAGTTGAACAACAACAAGCCATGATGTCAGCCAGTATGGGAGATGCAATGGGGGGCGGTGATGGCTTTGGCGAACCTGGTGAATCCGCAGACTCTATGCCTGATTATGGTGGTGACGATACGGAAGATGATGGAGGGGATGTATCTCAGGAACCAAATCTTGCTTTAAGCAAAGAAGTAGTTCCTTTACATAAACAGTTGGAAGAGCGTGGATATGCTTTTCCAGCAATGCATGAAGTTTCAGATAAACATATAATCTTTAATATGGGAGATTCTCCTCTATATAAAGCAAATATGTATAATGGAAAAATTCTTGATATAGAAAAATTTGTGCCTGCACGAATGCATACGCATAGTGGTAGACCATTACATGATACAAAAATTCCTCATAATAATACTATGGATCGAAAACCTCGAAGTGAGGAAGCATTATGGGATGAAGAGGAAGCTGAAACACCTGATCTAATTTAAGTAAGGAGATAATAAGTATGCAGATTTGGAGACTAGTTTATGGTGTATCAGTAGATGATCTTAAAAAACACTATACTATAGATGAAATTAAAGAACAATTCACTGAACAGCGTAAAATGGGTATTGGCTCATTTTTTACATCTTCAGTAATAGCTTCTCCTTCGGGTCAACCCGCAGAATTAGCTATATGGGCTGAATGGGAAGATAAGGATGAAATTTGGGGACATTGTATGAAAGGCATTATCTTAGGGGTACATGATGGTTTTGAAGACATTGATTTAGAACGATCACTTTCCCAACAAATGTCAGACCTATTTACTGCTAATGTAAAATCTTTAGGTCGGATACGATGGTTGAAAGAAGAATTTCAAGAAGCGATACCAGAGGTAAAAGGCTTATTAAGCGAAGTTGTAATTTAATATAGGAGTAAATATGAATATTTGCAAATGCGGTTGTGGGCTAGATAGTATTTACTGTACAGTCTTCGGGCCTGAAACCCTAAATGCTCATCTCGACACAAACGCTGAAGAAGAAAAAAACTCTGAAGAAAATGAAATGGTAGAAAATAATAATATGGAGACGGTTGAAGAAGTGGTTGTCGAACCCACCGAAAATTATGATTTGACTAATGTACCTGAAAATGTTACAATTAACTATGAGGCTGGTAAACGATGGTTAGATAAAACTTTCGTTAGGTATACTGTTAGAGTAAATCATAATGAGGACGATATTCCTTATGAAATTGTCTTATCTGCTGCTGATTATAATGTAGGAGAACGAGGCAAATGGCTTATTGGAAAGGGTGACTCCTTCTCAAAGGCTCTAAAAGAACTACTACTACTAAACATTTAAAGAGATTACTTGAATGGCGTCTAGACTACAAGAATTTATAGACTTTACGGAAGAGCTTTTAAAAGCTAATCGACGAGCTTACCACGACCACGATAATCTATTGCCCTCCCATCCTGTGAGAGTAAAGGATCATCCAAATTGGTTTTCTCGTGTTGAAAACTTGTCTAATGAACAAAAAATTCAACAGACGATTAAAGGGGATATAAACCTCTATAAAACTCTTTCGGTATTATCTAAACATGGAACTCCTTATCTAGTAGGGGGGAGTGTACGAGATATTATTCTTGGAAAAGAATCTAAAGATTATGATATTGAAGTATATGGAATCTCCTCCGAAAAACTGGGTCAGATTCTAGAAGCTGAATTAGGAGCAAAACCTCAACAAGTAGGTAAACAATTCGGTGTATTTAAGTTTGGGGATTTTGATATTTCTCTCCCTCGAAAAGAAATTAAAACTGGGGAACGTCATACAGATTTTGATGTGGAATTTGATGAAAATCTAGAACCTAGAGATGGTGCTAGACGTAGAGATTTCACTGTCAATGCTTTGATGTACAGCCCAAAAACAGGTAAAATTTATGATTTCTTTGGGGGGTTAGATGATCTAAAGAATAAGCAACTTAAGCATATAGATGATAAAACTTTCGTCGAAGATGCCTTGAGAGTATATCGTGCAGCCCAATTTGCTGGGAGATTTGGATTTACTATCCATCCTGCTACTAAACAATTGGCTGCATCCATTGATCTTAGTCATCTTCCTCCAGAAAGATTATATGAAGAGTTTAAGAAGCTTTTCTTGAAGTCTCCTAAGCCTTCTGTAGGCATTCGTGCCCTTGATGATATGGGAGTACTAGATAAATATTTCCCTGAAATTGCTGCCTTGAAGACAACTGATCAACGTTCTGATTACCATGCAGAGGGTGATGTATATATACACACAAATATGGTAATTGATAAAGCCGCTGAAATTATTAAAAAC